CAGTTGAGTGTGTGGCTGTTGAGTGGTTTTTGGATAATCAGGAAATAGCACCTAACGGTTATTTGAGATATGAAAACATAAGTGATTTACTGTGTGACGTTTACGACAAAGAATATGTATATAAAAACATTTCAATGGCGATGCTCGAAGCTGTAATTGCTACCTATATACTATAAATAAACCCCATGAGAAAAAACTCATGGGGTTATTTTATGCCCTTATGCTAATAGCGTGCTTGCTTTGTGCGTTTATCCAGTTTCTAACAATTTCACCTACTGAGTTATCTGCATAGAACACACGATTAAATGTTATTAAATTATTAATAAGTTTATGCACGTCTGTCGGTTGTTCTGCTAGTGATTGAACGTGTATGGGGTTTGTATCAGTTTCAAAACTATATACAACTCTTTTTTTTAAATCAAGGTTTTCTGTTTTTGTTTGAATGTTAAAAAATAGAAATACGCTATTGTTATAATGCACAATATTGCAGGCGATAACGTCATTGTCAAAGAATATATATGCTCTATATACAATATTTTCCTTTTTAATTTTAAATGGGGCGTGGGGGTAGTTTTTAATTTCCCACTGACCCGTGGTTATCATTTTCAATTGAGGGTTATCAAAAGCGAAATATTTACTAACTTTTTCCGTTTTACCCTTACTGTCAGAATATTCAAGTGCAAGTGTTAAATCACTTTCACCATATGTAAATAATTTCAAGTCGCCCTGTTTAATATCTGAAATTTTACCTAAACCCATTTCCGCAAAATACGGACAATACTGGTTTACTGTATTGGCTATCATGTAAATAATTGTATTATCTCTATCGCGAATAATAGATGACAAAAGGTTAGTAAATGTGACAAATTCATTATTAAGATAAAATGAACGGGTCATAAATTCGTCAAACAGTATATATTTAAAATATCCATTATCTGCACCTTTTGTACGCTCCCATGCGTTTAAAGAAAAACACTTGCAAAAACTTTGTTCACTTTTTTCTTCCGTGTCTGTATTATATAGGAAAAATTCTCTATTCTTGTATACAGTGCTGTTAAACTGCCCATTGGATAATTTTTCAATTAAAGCTGAATGGGGCTTAAATAAATTTTGGATATTTTTAGGCATTATTTCTTCATCGTATCTCCGTATATATGCAAGCCGAAAATCTTCTTTAAAGTAACCTTTTATTTCCTGCTCACATACCGCATAAGTTTTTCCGTTTGAACGTTGCCCTATAATCAAATTGTATAAGGCATTTAACTTATTAATCTTTTTTAATGAATAGTATTCATTTCTCATTAAAATCACACTCCCAAAAATTTGTAGCCAATTCTCGGCTTTTTTCAAACAATGTATGCTCTTTTGCACTATTTCCAAAATTTGTGCCGCACATTAAATAATATATGAACTGCTCTGATAGTGCCATGTTATAGTCTTGTTCTTCCATATGTATGTAGCTATTCTCTGATACTTCTGCATAGTTTCCTTGGTAATCTTTTACCATAATTTTGTATGGTTCATTAATATATGTTAATGTATTTTTCCCTGTGTATTCTTTCGGTATATACATTTCATTGTCAAAAAATTCAAACGGTTGCAACGTTGCAACTATATAAGGAGCGGCACACTTTTTATTTAATCCAGAAACTGTTATATTAAATTTCCCGTCTTGCTCATACGCATAACGTTTTGCTCCTAACGTCTTGAATTTTGTGTAAATCCCCTCAAAATCCCATACTCCTAGAGGTTTTTCAAGACCCTTAATTGTTTTAGGTTTAGCTAAATTCAAATCAATTTCATAATAGTTTAATGCCTTGTTTATCTCGTCAATACAAATTTTATTATATTCATTTATCCAGTTTTCATAATTCTCATAGTTTAAAAATTTAATGCTATCAGTATCACAATAAATAACATCATCATTAATTTTTAATATACCTTTAAAAAGTTCGTGCCGTGCCCATGCAGTTATCCACACTCCCCACTGATATACTAACACTTGCTTTTTATTCTTTATGTAATTTTCTTGCAACGCTTCCATAATATCTTTTTTTTCTGTATTCCATTCTTTTCCATCAAAAACAATATCATCGTTTACAGGGTTTGTTACACACATACCGAACAAACTATTTAGCATACCTTTGCCGACTAGATACTCCACTTCTTTTCCTACTACACCTTTTAATGTAGTTTTGTCGTTGTAAAATTTTAATGCACATTCTATAATTTGTTTAGGCAAATATCCATAACTTGACGTGTAAAATTTACCAATTGACAAATGTTCATAAGAATAAAATTGTTCAAAGTCCTTAAAGTCAATATCTGTAAAATATGTAAATATTCTATCTGCTGATACAATTCGCCCATTATCAACAACAGCATTATCACAAACAGAACATTTTGAACGTGATAAAATGTGATTACATTTTTTAGCAATAACGTTAGTTAATTCTACTTCAAAAACACAAGGATAATTTTTAATACAATATCTAAAATCTGTTAAATCTTTTATGTGAATTTTTGTAAATGGTTGCATGGGATACTTTTTTCTAATCATAACGGACGGGTACGAACTTGTAAAGTCAATACTGGCAACATTTTCCAATACCATTCCCACATATATATAGTTAGCGTGTGTATATCCACCCATAAAAGTTTTATGCAATAAACAAAACAAGTCTTTATCAACTGGGGCAATCTTCTTAATTTTTTCTCTATATTTTGGATAATATGTATGCTTCTTAATGTAATTTTGACAATATTTTCTAACATATCCCGTTTTAGTTAATGGGATTTTTGTTATATCATTATCATTTTTTGCCATTTCTTCAAGTATAAAATAATGTAAAATTTTAACGTCATGTTCACAATATGCCAATTCTTCTTGTGTTAGAGGGGTTTTCCATGTTCTTAAAAGTTTATAGTTTAAATCACCTGTTAATTTTTGTATTTTTACGCTTGTCAAGTCGTCTGCTGTTTTTGCTAAACTCATACCACTCAACATTAAACTACACTTTAAATCAAAACAGTCGTTCATAGTACATTTAATAGGGTGCCGGGCGTTTCTTGCAAAAACGTCTTTGAAACGTTCATGACCGATTAGAAATTGAAACTCATAGCCTAAATTGTGAATATATATTATAATTCTTTTGTATTCATTTAATTGTAATACTTCTTTTAACTTATTCAATGTAAAGTCGAAATCTTCCCATGTTCTGCCATATACATAATTTCCATTTAAAGCAAACATAAAGATATACATACAAGCCCGTTTATTTTCTCCGTCATAAAATGAACTCGTTTCAATATCAAACGCAAAAGGGGCGTTATAATATTCAATAAATTGATTATCTCTTGTACGGGTTGTAACTGTTTGTAAATTATTTTTTAAAATGTTAAAATCAAAATCATTTACATTTATCAACTATTACACCCCTTTACAAAATAGTTGCAACGTTGCAACTATTTTAATGTTTGTAAAAAATTTCGCATTAAGTCGTTCATGTCGCTTTCAGTTTTTGCTGATTTTTCAAGTGTGTCTAATACTGCATTAATTTCATCATCATTAAACCCTTTTGTTACCATATCACGCACAAATGTTTGAGCCGAATCACTATTAGATAGCTGTTTTAAAATAGCATTATCTCCATAAAATTCTAGTACACGTTCAACAGTCTCATCTTCAATTTCCAGCCGTAAGGCGTGTTTATGAATAATTTTTTTCGTGTCAGCCACACTTGTTTGTTGACCTAAAAATTGTCTAATCTGTACATAATGTTTTAACAAATCTGCACGGGTTTCGCCTTTCGTGCCTGTTTTAAAAAAGTTCTTTTTAGTCGAAAATTTGCTCTCTTTTAGAAATGTATTCCATTTCGCCATAATTATAGGGTTTTTCTTGTAATACCCACTTTTTTTCAATTGGCTAAGGCGTAAATTTGCTTTACGCCCTTGCCTTAAAATCTCCGCTTTCAATTGCTCATTTGTTAAACCACTTGCATAAAATTCATTCATCATACAAATACACCGCCTTGTAACATATTTACTATATATTGTCTTTCGCTGTCTGTACACCTGAAATTTATTTCAGGGTTGCTAACAACTGTAAACCCCTTAAAATCTGATAGTTTTCCAGTTTTTTCACAAGCATAACCTACAGTTCTCCCGTAATTGTCAGGTGCATTTAAAATCGGTCTGTCAATTATGAAATAACAATGTTGAGGTTGCCACGTTGCAACAGACGGCGAACTTGCACTCGCTTCTTGGTAATTAGTACCAGTCGCAAAACCGCTATACAATTTCTCGGCACTGCTAACCATACCGCCAATATTTCCGCTAGCAATTGATGTTACACCGCCTACTACACCGCTAACCACATTTCCGATAACTGTATTTGCATAACTTGTACTGTCGTTTCCAGTCATTGGAATCGATACGCCTACTACTCCATTTCTGTAAATAAATGGTATATCGTCTTTAAATACTATAGCCGTTCCTGCACCCGTTGTATAGTCAACTATCATTTTTACCGAAATTCTATGCCCCATAAATTCAGCCGTTGAAACTGGTACTACTCCAATATATGGAATATATAGTTGTGCTGTTGTGTATGGTTCATAATCTAGGAAATTTTTGAATTTAGTAAAAAATGTGCATTCACCTAAATCAATTAAACTGTTTACATTTTCCGTCAATTTAATGCCGTTTACACCCGTGTTTGTTCTGCCTATTACAATGGGTTCTGCCTGCGTGGCAGAATTTTTCAAAGCTACATTAAACGGAAATAAACGCAAATCAATTATGCCGTTCATAGGATTTTCACCCATTAACGCTAACCCCTTTACAATCTCATCAAATTTTGTTTCGTCAGCGTTCCACAAAAAATCGGCAAGTTGACGAACACTGTTTGATGTTACTGCGAAACTGCGATTGAATACATTCACATTTGATAATGTAGGTTTATTCAAATCTATTTTGTCGGTGTAGTTGTTAGGGTCTGTATTGCCTATGCCGTTAAATGGGTTATTTTGCCAGTCTGTCGGATTATCCCATGTTGTCTGAATTTGTTTTGAATTTTCTGCACCCTCAGAATATTTTCCAGTGATTTTTCCATCATCTGAAATAATACCGCAATATATACCATTTTGGTTTAGATTTTCCTGCTTTGCTAAATTTGCCGAAAATGTGTAATATGTTCCCATTCTGCTATATAACTTATGGATGTTTTCGATACTATAATCAAAAACCGGTAAATATCCCGTATACACGTCACTATTAATAGCAAAATATGTTTTATCCCACAAATCAATAAAACCTAAATTCGCATAATAATAATCATAGTCATTAAAATAATTAGTGTATAAATCTTCACACCCATAAATAAACGTATTCAAAATTGCGTGGTCTTGGTCATAATCACCGCCAAAAAATAATGCGCCGTAAATGTCATAATTATCCACCATAGAATTTTTTGAATATGTACAAAACGGTATAATATTAAACCCCTGACATGATTTTCTATCATGAATTTCAGCCCTTAAATAATATGGCACTGCGTATATCCCTACGATATGGTGGGTATTTTTATATGTGGTTTCAAATGTTTGTACGTCTACGTCAATTCTATCACTAAATGACGATACGTCACCCATATCAGAATATTCAAATCTATACGCTATCACTCGAACCAAAAAAAGAAAATCTTTTAATTTATACTCAGTGCCAAAATAATAGCCTAAACTATCACTCTTGTCACTATCATATGCCAGTCTATGAAATGTAGTCCTAGTTTGGTTAGCAATTACGGGGCGATTTTGTAATGTATCATTAGTATTTAATCTGCCAAACATAGCACATACACCGCTCGGAGTGTTAGCCCCCTTAACAAATTCTGATTGATGGGGGCTGTTACCCCCACTTCTTATAAAATAATCGTCAGGGGGGTTAAAATCAACCGCATAAAAAATCGTTTCATCAATGGGGTTGTTTAATTGTAATTTACCATTATTAACCAAAGTTTCTAATGACTGAGTTGTTTTAATGCCACTTAAAAAATCTATGGATATACTGCGGTCACTGGAATAAATTTCCTTATTTAATTTCATATGCTCAGCCCCTCATTCTCTGTTGTTCCCTGATTACTTCCACCGCCTGCCACATTTAGTACAAAATTGTAACTATTTACTGTAGCAGTGTCAAGGTTAAAATCTCCACCAGTAAACTCTATTACTTTCATTTCCTTATTACCTTTTAATGGTAACATTGTATCAGGGATATATGTGCTTCCAATATTTTCATTTCTAGTAACTAAAAATTCGCTAGATAATAGTGCTACTGAATATGTAAATATATCAAATTCACACTGTAAAATAATAGTTTCTGCACTTTCAACGTCCGCTGAAATTATGTGATAGTATCTATCAAAAAATGGTATATACACCATATTTGCGTTAAACGTTTCGGACGTGCAAAATAATCTTATACGGGGTGTAAAACTGTTCATAATATCCAGTATTTCACAATTATATTCTACTGCGTTTGTTAGCGTTTTTGAAATTGTTCTCACGTCCTGTGAACATTGATACATTGTTATAATTGGCATTTTTTCTCACCTCAATATAGTTGCAACGTTGCAACTTTTTAGGGTTGCAACGTTTTAACTATCATTTTGTTATACTGTTTTTTTTGCTGTGTCTGCTACTATAAATACAACACAATTTTCCATAGTATCGTTGAAATAGCTTGCATCGTATTTATAAAAATAGTTCCAATATTCGCCTTTTGGATTGTAAATACTTGTAACCCTTGGATTAGCATTGCAGACCATACAGGCGTCTCTGTCAAAAATAACTCCAATAATACCTGTCTGAGATACCCTGTTACTGCTAGCAGTTGTAACATCGATTTTTGAAATTTCCTCAAAATCAAACGTTTCACCCGTTCCGCTACCCTGCCAATATGGTACCTCAGAATAACCACTTAGCTTCACAAGGTCATTGTGGAATGTGTCACTCTGTAGATAAACCTCAGCAGTATTTACAAATCGTGACAAAAGCACCATTTTCATGTCACTTTCTGGGGTGAAAGTTGTGTAACCGCCGTCATTGAACAGCATTGAGGGGCGCTGAATGTACTTGATGTACTCCTTGATTTTTCCAATAGCGTACCTAAGGAAATCCTTATCCATAAGAGCATGAGTTGCTTTTAGGGTCTGTGTAAACTCTGTGTTATACATTTCCAAAAGATTGACAACATTGTTTTTACTGTGTATCTTTTCTGCAATAAGGTTGTTAACAGTTCTTGTTTTAAGTATATCATTTGACAAAGTAAGCTTAAAACGTATTCTGTTCTCAATCATAGCAAAAAAGCTATTCATTTCAGCAGGTGAATTAAATGCACTCTTAACTTGCATTTCTGTGAATGACATCTGCACTTCATATGTCACCTTACTGTCATAAAATTTTGATTGAACGTCTGGGGCTGTAAAAACAAATGGGTCATAACTCTGCCCGTTAGTTAGTTTCCAGCTGTCATTCTCAACAGCGTCAGGCATTTCACAACGAACTTTTTGCATTGCAGAGCCGTATTCCCAGCTATCCGCCAAAATGTCAGGAGCTGTCGAATTGTAAACTCTGTCAACAAAAATCATCCTACCGACTTTATCAATCAGTTTACGGACGTAATTGTCAACATTTGTCGCTTCAAGTATCTGCTTGCCCATGTCAACAACGTTTTCAAGATTTTCCGTTGTTATAGCACTCTCACCGATTATCTCCTGCTGTGCCTCATTCAAAATTGTTGCTATCTGCGTAACTTTCATTATAATTTACCTCTCTTTATTTCCTCGCCTTTAAGACGATAATATGTATTTAGTTTTTTTCTCAACGTTCTATCAATCCCCTTAAAACATGAAAATTTATCCTTAATAACATTTTCATATTTTAACCAATTCGCAAGGCATAACCAAAATATAAAATCATCACTATATAAAATATAGTCTTTTAAATCTTCCCTGCCCTGGAGTGTATCTACTACTACTTTTAATACAACTGCTCTTGCTAGATTGACATAATTTTCCGCATATGTCGGGCTTCTCACTTTTTGCATTTATTTTTTTCTCCTTTCCTAGTTGCAACGTTGCAACTTTTTAATATACTCCGATTAGAATTATATCGGCTATAGCCTTAACAAATAAATCAACCACGGAAAACATAGCTAACTGACGTTCACTTTCAATCATCCGCTGTGACGTGGTAACTCCTATATTACCACTTCTTGTAAATTCATGTACAGTTTTTTCATTTCCTGCCGTGGTAACTGTAGTGTTTATATCCTGCGTATCGGTATTAGTTCCCGTATTGGTAGTTTTTGTATCATTGATAAAACTATCAGATTTGTCAAAAGTTGTCTTTCCAGTTGTAATTGACGTGTCAACCCCTACAGTATTTGTATTTACACCCTTGTTTGTTTGCGTGATGTTTGGTGTTCTTGTGTCTGTTCCTTTTTCTGTCATGAAATAGTTTTCAATGGGATTATATTCCAATGATAGAGTATCAACTAACTTGTCGTACTCGTATTTGTGAGATTTACCATATAATGCTATATAGTCGCTTGCCTGTTTCACCCTATTAGTATTATTTGTGGCATTTTCGCCATCATAATACAAATAAAATCCACGCTCACCAAACTTGTTTACAAAATATGAGAACATTTCAGCCGATGTAAAAACTGTAAATAATTTCAAGTCTGCTGATACCTTGTCAAAGATAGTATTTATAGTGGGAAACTTTTCAACCCACTCATTCAGCGTTATTATCTTCCGCATTGTCTTTTCCCTCTTCCTCTGTAGGTTCTTCCTCTATAGGGGTTTCCTCAGTTTCTGTTAAGTCTTTCCATTCCTCAGAAATTTCAACAGTTATGTTTGTACCAAACATTTTGTTAATTTTTTCAAGTGCCTGTTGCCTGTTATTCAACATATTAATAACATTTACAAACAATGCACTATCATTAATATTAACTTCTGCCGTGTTTAACCGCTCTCGTTTCATGTTAAAATTTGCATTTACTCCGATTGAATTGTAAAAATTTGCAAGCCAAAATTGATATGTTTCAACGGTCTGCTGTAAAATTGTAGCTACACTTGTATTATCTGCCATTTTGATTGGTGAAATGCAGTTTAATATAGTATCATCAATCATAACAGCAGGATTGCCGTTATATAACTGTTTTAGAACTTTTTCACCTGCAATTCTCACTGTATCATCTTTGCACAAAAATGCGGTTTGAACTCTGCCGTTTTTCAATGCACTGGATATTGTTACTGCACAATCAGCTAACATATTTGCTGTTAGTGTTAGTATAGGGTACAAACCACCTGTCATTGTTTGTGTGGGGTATTTGTCGGTATCGCTGTTAAACATTGCCACTCCGTCAACGTCTAACTTTACAATTTTACTTCCTAAAATTGGATTTGCAATAACAAATTCTGTAGGTAAATAATACTCGTTAGGATAACCGCCATAATTTCCATTTAGTGCATATAACTTTCCGTTAAATTCTGTAAATACAACTCTTCCTGTTACAAATAACCAAAAGTTCATTACTTGTTCATCAATGGTGTCTGGTAGGTTCTCCCATGTAAACATATTGATAACACGATTTAACAACATTTTGTAATAGTAGTTTGTCAATTGTGTTTTATCAATATTTGAAACTCCGAACTCGCTCCAGTTCCATGGCTTTATTTTTGAACCCATTTTTCTTTAACCCCCTTTCAATCGGTTGCAACGTGGCAACTTTTTATTACCACGTTCTGCCGATTTTGGTATTTACTGTATCTGAATTGAATAAAACTCACCATTGGTTGACTTACCTTTGACAAATCTTACCTTTACTTCTTCGCCGTCATTAAGGCATTCGCTGAGAATATCTGCCAATTCTTCCATGTGGTCAAGACAAACCTTTGACGAGAAACCGAAAACTCCAATATCTGTAGCGATATAGCCAATATCACACGGTTTCTTATCCCTGTCAAGTCCACCATTTTCTACCACTGCACAGCCTGAAACAGTATGCCACTCGCTCGCCTCTGCTGTCTTGATTGAAATAGACCCACTTTTTGCATTAAAAATGTCCTTTTTAGTCATGTTTACGTTAAATCCGTTCATGTTTAAAAACCTCTTTCCATGTTTTTTGTAATTTGTTCAATATCAGGTTGACCATAATATATAATAGTTATGTACGTTAGATAACAATAGCGGTTTAGCACTCTTATTTTATAAATGTTAATTATTATCAATTTGCTGTCGTATTGTTAAATGCTCACATAACGTATTATCTGTTAAAAATTGACTATTTTGTCAAGAATAGCTTCATAAAGTGCGTTAATTAGTTTTACTCCTGCTATTCCATTTTCTTTCTTTTTTAACTTTCGCAAAATCTCATTTGTAGCTTTTTCTGTACCTTTACCATAAATGCCGTTAAAATCGACACTTGTACTAATTATTTTACAAGTTTTTGCAAGTTTTAACAACATTTTGTAGGCGTAAACTCCTGCATTATTATCTCCACGTTTTAACCCCTCTGTGTCAAGTGCATTGCCTTTGTATCTCAGAACCCCTAAAAAATTATGGTATGTGTGTCGCTCTTTTGCTACAAAGTTGTGCCCGTTCCAGTTTTGGTCATAACTGTAAAAATAGCTTGTATTTCCCTCGCCCGTGGCTATTGAGATGTGTCCGATGTTGTCAGCCGACTTAAAAATACAAATATCACCTTGCATTGGTACAAACTCAGGAGTATTTGAAATTTTTGTAAAATTCTTTACAAGTGCCGATACCTCGTTGAAACGTGTGAAATACTGTTGAGCATTGAAATTATATGGATAATATGTAAAAATATTAAAACATTTCTGCATATAATCATTAACTAAATCACAACACTGATAGGGGTAAACCCCATCAAACTCGATTGACTTTCCTAGGGTTTTAGAAATATATTCCTTAAATGTCATTTTTCTTTACCTCTAAATCTGTTAATCTATGGTTAATTACTTTTATTTGCTCTTCAACTACTGGCAATCTTCTAGCAAAATTGTTATGCTCTGCTACTCGTTTTTCCAGCTGTTGCACTCGGTACTCTGTTAGCTTGAACCCTGAATAACTACCAATAAATGTACCTATCAGGGATAACACTGCAACTATTATCGTGCTCCACATTGTCACACCTTACCATTTTTTGAAAACTGAGTGCCGAAATAAAATGCTATTACAGTTGTAAAAACTGTCATATACTGTTCACTTGTTATCCACCCTGCTAGTGATAACAAACAGAACACAATTGTTAGTAGGATTGTTACGATTGATTTTATTGTTATCTTCATATTACTCCTCACTCCTGTGGCATTGTTGTACCATTTATACGTCTGTAAATTACTTCCTCTGTTCCAAAGTCAACTGTTACAAGTTCTGGGATTTTAGCACCCTCTGTATAAAACGTGGGATTTACATTCAAGGGTATCAAATGACTTCTTTCGCACTGTTTGGCTTCATGTTCATCATCAAATATCTTGTCACACCATTCACAAACAAAAAGTCTTCTCATTTTCTCTTACCTCTCTTTCTGTCACACTGAGTAATTAATACTCAGTGTGCGCCGTTGTAACGTCAAAACTTATATCAATATTTTCAAGCTTCTCCCTCTTTGCCATAAGTGCATTTACCCATATTGACAAATCTTTAAGACTTGCAAAGTGCTGTGCTCCTCTCGGCACTTCCTCTTCCTTAGTTGTAACGTTGCAACTTTCAGCAGTTGTTACTTCCTCTGCTTCCTCTGCTTCCTCGGTGTCTTTCATTTCAAGACCCTTAACGCTGTTTACAAATTCTCTCAACTGCTTAATGGTCATATCAGGATTTACAGTCGAGTTCTCAATAACTTCATTGTCAAGAGTTACAAGTACAGCAAGCTGATTAAATGTGAACATTTCAGCGTTGAGCGGTGAGTTAATGTCAGTTATGAACTTGTCAGAAACTCTTCTCATACGGCTCGCAGTAGACTTTGTAATGTTAAACATTGTCATTGTATAATCACCAAAATCACCGAAATCCTCTTTCCACGTACCTTTGTTGTATATCTCCGCGAGGTCTGTGCAGATAGCTTTCTTGTTATCCTCTACGTTTACCATTCTTGTAAAGATACGCTGAGTACTTTCCCTGAGTGCGTTGCTCTTAAATGTGTTCATGATGTTTGTGCTTTCTGATTTAATAATGTTCTCCATGGTATTTTCCTTTCTGTTGCAACGTTGCAACTTTAAAAATTTTTTATTGTTAATGGTTTTTACCATTAATTTTCATTATAAAACACACTCCCTTAACACCGCGTGAATGTTTGTCATAGTAGGTTTTACATATTCTTTGTCGTAAACGTCACACAGTAAATCACTTATGTTTTCATATCTCAAATAACCGTTAGGTGCTATTTCCTGATTATCCAAAAACCACTCAACAGCCACACACTCAACTG